AATCTTAGCGGTCGCTGTTAAGGTTAAATCACCTTCAGCTTTTGCTAACTTAGCTTCTAATTCAGCAATTAACATAGGGTCTTCCTCAGCAAGCTTAGTGGGAGAGCCAAAAAGCATAAGTTCAGGGTCTTTCAAAGAAGCAGCTAATTGAGAGCCTTCTTTATAGTAAGCGGAAGCAAGTAAACGCTTCTGTGCGCCTAGAACCTTCGCGCCATTACTGGCACCTTTGGAAACTAAGCTCATTTCACGGAAATTGGCGACACCGTCAGGGCGAACGTGGTTTGTACCCATACCCATAACATGACCGTTCTTGCAGGTCTGCGACCACATAGATTCGGTATCTTCCATCAGGTCAACACCGCAGGTAGAGCAAAGTAAACGCTTAAATTGCATACCTACGCTGACCTCCTCAATGGTTCCTGTATCAAGGCGGCTAATTAAGTTAGGGCTTGTACTATCAACAAAGAATAAAGTACGGAGTTCGTCAGTACCTTGAGGTGTCTTTAAATGTTCACCGTAGAACAGACGACCTACTGGGATTTCATAATCTTGCTCGTGCAACGTGTGAAGGGGTACGAAACCGCCAGTATTTAAAAGAGTGGCTGCTTCGATAAATGTCTCGGCAGTGATCCGACCCTTATCAAAGATAGAGCCGCGTCTATTGAGCGGTAAGGAAGTAACTGCGGTTGCCTCGAAAGCAGCAACTTGGCTGTAATCAATCTCATCTCCAACTGATGCTTTGATGAGAGCTTTGATACGTTCTGTGATTTCAATACGTTTCATGGCGTACTTTTGTATAAATTTTGTAGGTGTATTAAGGTTACTATAACGAGGCTAGGTTTGCAAACAGATTATAAAAGTTACAAAGAAGATACAGACAAAGAAGGTCAGTCGAAGTAATCTTTCAACTCATGGCGGCTTCCTCCCTACAATACTTGGCTATTGAGACGGTTACTCCAGTGGGTGTAGTTCGAGTCAAAAGGAAGAAGGCAGGGGTGCATCATATCTCTGATTGATGGTTGACCACTTACCGTTGCCGAAAAGAAGTGGATAGTTTATTCTGGCGCGGGTCGTCTAACGGTTAAGACGCTTGCTTTCAAAAGTGGGAAATAGGGGTTCGAGTCCCTTACCTAGTCCACTTTACTTGATAACTGACTAAACTCTGTGAGCTGGGAAGGGTTCCCCATAAATCCTGCTACTTCTCAGCTACTACAATGATGGCTTGGTGAGCAGAGTTTAGTCAGTTATCGTGTAGCTTAACAATGAGAGAACTTAAAAACCTAAGTTGAAACTCCGAATAGTAGGTTGGCCTATGAACTCTTGAGTAATGCGAACAGGAGGGTTTAGAAGCATAAAGGTAATCGCATATCTTTTGCGGGAAAGAATTGAAACCTGAGCGAGTAGTTGACGAATAAAAACCTGGTGGGAAGTAGCAGTTTTAACCTAGGATTTTTAAGTTTTTAGCTTGGTCGTATATTGATATTACCTCGGTCTCCAAAACCGAAGAAGGCGGTTTGATTCCGTCCCTCGCTGCCAAAATTGTAAAGAACTAAAAGACGTTTGCAGGTACAGTCTGAGTAGTGGCCAGATAGTTGGTGACATCGCCTTATGGCGGTAGAATCTACGAGATAAACAACCTGATAGCAAAAAGCTTCCGAAAGGAGGCTTCAGTAGGTTACTTGTTACGGTCTTCTCTGTTTGGTACCAACAGAAACAATGTGATGTTCGATGCCTTAGGTAAAGAGCGGTCACGAAGAACAGAAGATTACTGAAGCCCTCTTTTGAGGGCTTTTTCTTGTTTACCACTTACGCTCGTAGGTGGTTAAGTAACTATCAACTAAAACAACTTCGTCCTTGGTCAAAAGGCACAGAACGCAAAGGAACGTGACCTACTAATAGTTTACCTTAGTTACTTTTTAACCGCATTACTTTTCGCGGTCTTATCAGCCGCAGAGGATACCGACCTACCAGTGGAGTCGGTGTTAGGGCTAATACCTCCAGCGTTAACTACACTCCCGCCCCCGTTAAAACCAGTTCCACTTAAAATAGGGGCGGAGTCAGGGCGTATGTGACCAAATAGCTCTAAATGATAGTCGTCATCATCTATTGAACCTAAGCTCAACTCTTTTTGCAAGAAGGATTGTTGCAACACCTTTTGTGCCCATAGCTCAGTAGTGGGGCGAAGCTCAACTGGCCTGAACTTCACAACGACTCTGGACGTAGAGCCAGTTAGTCTTAAAATGAAAGTGAAAATTTGCTCCCAAAGCTCTGCTATAGGTAAATTTAGTGCCTCGGCATTCTTCGCAAACAATAAAGCCTCTACACTTGCAGTATTAACTCCGCTCTCCCCTCTACCTAAAGTAGTAGCCATGACCCGTAAGGCTGCTTGGTTTTGTGCATTGAGTGTTTTGATAATTGGCTCAATATTCAAAGTCATGCCTGCTGACTTGGTATTAACCATATCCGCCTTAATACTATCAGTGTGAACGAAGGCTTGATCGGCGCGTAAACCTGAAACCGTACTGGTGATCGAGGTGATGGTGTTGTTGATGTATTGCGTCAATTTTGCAGGGTCGCCTTTGGTGTCAAGCGGTGCATTTTTTATGATAACTTCTTCAAGTACCGTGATGTCGAGCCGTGGGTATCCTGTCAGGGTCATTATACGGTATAGGTCGTTAATAATTCTTTGGCGAGCGGCGACTGTATTGATGGAAGCTACGAATGGTGAGTTGGAATAAGCACGTGTTGGATCTTGCCTAAAATAGGAAACGAAGACGGAAGGCACGTCGAGTGATATGTTGTTGCCGCCGCCTGTGGGGGTCTGTTCTGGAGTCAGTCGTCCGTTTGTTTTCTCGAACCACTTTAAACTAATTGGGTCAATCAGCCGAATAGCGTCGAAGATACCCTCTTTACTGACAATCGCTTCGGCGACCATCATGCCGCGCAGGAGCAACATATACCGCAACTCCTCAGCCATCGCTCGTAACGTGGGCTTATATTGGAAGCCAACGGTGTTGTAATCGTAACGAGTCGTCAGTGTATCAAGAATCGCGTTCAACACCTTCTGACCGTTTCGGTCAATTTTATCGTTTATGTCCTTGACGTACATAACAGGTTCGGTATCGGCGACAGTAAGATAAGCGTTCAAGGCCGCAGACACGTCGGGGTCCTGAACCAGTAGGCTTTGGAGCAGCGCGTTGGCATCATCAGCAGCACGACTGGCGAAGATGTCGGTTCGGTGATCCGTGTATGTGGGAACAGTCAACACATTCTGAGGGTTGTTACTTTGGTAGGTAGGCGAATTAGCCACCCCTTGTGGGTTTGGAGTCTTTTTAGGTAAGAGAATCTGACCCAATTTACTGGTTAAGCTAGTAGTCGCCATGAGGTTAAGCCTCTTGTACAAAATTTGTTAGTTAGGTGGAAGTATAGCAGAGCAAACGCCCAGTTAATAACCCCACAGGCTCGCTTTACTTTGACCACCTAAGTTAATCGAACCGTAAGCTAAAACAGTCAACGCAGACTCATCCTTGTACCCCGTAAACTCTCCACGGTAAAATTTAACGGAAGTCGAAAGATAGGCAAGGCTGTGGAAGTAATGGTCATGGCCAGTTAGCTTACGCCAAATAGGTGTTTTCTCACCATTCTTCTCACGAACCATGTCGCGTAGGTGAGCTTTAATAACCTCTTTTTGCTGCCCGAAGTTATAAAGCGAAAGTAGACTTCCGCGAACGAGGTTAGCCAACGTATCAAGGTGGGTTGTTCTATCCACTTGCAAGGTCTTGCGCGTCTCAACCTTATCAGCAATCTCAATACTTCCCGTGTAGTTAACAGGGATAATCCGACCGTTTGACATGTCAAATAAGTTTTTAGCTAGGGTTTGCTCGGGGAATAAATCCACGCCACCTTGCCTGAAGTGGTACTTCTCATCTAAAACTTTAACTCGCTCCAGTAAGTCTTCACCTGCCACAGTTAAGAACTCGACGACATCAAGCCCTGACTTCAAACCCGCCGCCGACAAGCCAACGGTGATATGGCAGATGGAACC